CAACCGAGTATGACAATATTAATCCTACTCATTATAAAAACCTAAGCAAGCAGCCGTGGGAAATGATGATTGATGTTTGGGGTGCTGAAGCTTTTGTTAAGTTTTGTGAGATGAATGCTTTTAAGTATCGTATGCGTATGGGTAGTAAGCCTGGTAATGATGTTAATCAGGAGTTGGATAAGGCAAGGTGGTATGAGGATAAAGCTAGGAGTATTAGAGAATCAGGTTTAATTAAATAGTAATAGTTATGAGTAAAGTAAGTAAGACAGTTTCGAAAAGCAAGGAGATTGAAAGGTATAAGTTGAAATTTATCATGCACCTAGATCAGGCCATGGCAAATTACGAAGGTTTTTACCGAGAGGATTTAGATGAGCAAGTAAATAAGCTTGATGAGATTAAGGGATCGGATGGGTTTAAAAATCGCAAGGAGAAATCTGAAGCTTTTAAGTTTCAAAAGGATAAGGTTAAGGCCATGCGTAAATCGATTAAGAATTACAAAAACATTAATTACAAGTTGCTAGATATTGTTAATAGTAACATGGGTGAATCTTCAACTGATAGGTTGGAAGGTGTTGGTGAGGTGATTGATAATATTGTTAACGAATTGTTTGATAATGAAAAGAACCTTGATATGAGTATTTTGCTTACCGCTTATTTCCAGGGTGAGCTTAATGATGTATTAACTAAGATTAAAAAGATTTTGAATGAGACAGAATAAAGGGGTAAACTCTAAGATAGAAAGAAGGGATGTTACGTATATTCCTCACTTAAATATTAACAGGATAAAAAGAGAGACATTAAAGTTTAACCAGGGTAGTTTGTTTTTTAATAAGTTCTACTCTAGTGAAACTGGGCTTGTGAAAGTAATGTCATCTCATTTCTTTTATAACGAAAATGATCTTTGTCATAAAGGATAAGCAAACTTAATTTCCATGGAAAAAGGTAAGATAGATAGTATTAAGGATTTCCGGAAGGAAAGAGGGATAAGCATGGAGAAGGTTTCTGATAGTATCGGTGTATCAAGACAAAAGTACAGTAGGTTTGAAAGGGGTGATGGGTTTTTAACCATTGAAGAGTTAGACAATCTATTGGAGTTACTTGACTTAGGGGTTTACGATGTTAAGCCCCAGGTTGAGGTTGTTAAGGTTGGAAATGAGCAGATTGAGATAAACGCTAAACAAAAGGCTGTTATTAAAAAACAATCAAGAGTCATGGCAATACAATCTGATATTATTGTTAAATTAGTGGGAGATGTTGAAAGACTTAAAAAACTGATCGAACAAATAAACAAGGTTTCCAATGAAGAGCAAACGGTTAAAAGAATACAAACTGATATTTCGAAAATCAAAAAAAGATTCTGTTGAGTTCGATCAGATTAATAAAGCACTTGATTTTATTAGAGATGATGTCGGAAAAGGAGGTGAAGATCTTTATTTAGTTTTTCATAAATCAGGAAGATTAACTTTAAAGTATGACAATTTGAAATAATTTTTATATATTCGTAATCGTATCTGATTTTTGTGCCAAGCTTTTGAAATTACTGTAAGCTTTTTCCAAATTAAGAAACCCACCAATACCCCGGTGGGTTTTTTTATTGATTAATTTTTTTCTTTTATATAGAAAGATAATTCGTATATTTGTAGAAAGTAACAATTAAATTAAAGTTTATGAGTAAAGAATTAACAGCAGAGAATTTTAAAGAAATCAAGCTAGATGTAAAGCTAGTAAGAGGTGTAGGCGATTTAAGGAAAGCCTTGATTATGGAATTAGTTGATAACAAACTACCTGTTAACGAGGATGGTTTTGTTAGCTTCACTTACGATCAGTTAAGAGATATTACTGGTTTCTTTAAAACAAGTACAGTTTATAACGATACCTCTAGGTTGGTTATAGATGGTTTTTTGGAAAAGAAAGTTTATGGTAGAAGGTTTAACGGTTATAAACCAACACAGAAGTATCACACTTTAAAACATTAATTATGGGGTATATTATGAATACAAGCTTCTCACCCGAGGTAGCTTATGAGCATGGTGTTAATGCAGCTGTCATACTTGGGGATATCGAGAAAAGGTTAGAGATGGGTGAGGTTAATCCGGATGCTTCTTTTGATGGTACCATGTGGTGTGACATGTCTGTTTATTACTTAGCTAACTGTTTCTACTTTATGACAGTTAAACAAACTGAGAGAGCTTTAAAAGATCTTTTGGATAGCGGTATTGTTAAAGTTAGGGATCACAAGGAACCGGATTATAAATGGTATACTATCGATTGGAAACTGTATAAGAAAACGGTTGTCAAGGGCTTGCAAGCAAAGGAGGATATAATGGATTACAATAACGAATTTTACAGTAAATAATGGGGTATTTTTCAAACAATTTAGCTAATGCTGAAGGTATTGGTAAATCAGTGGTGCTTACTTGCGTTTACTTCTATTGCAATAAGAATAGAGAAAACAAAAGGAACCACAAGAAAGGTCACTATTGGACTTGGCTTACCGCTAGAAGTATAGCTGATAGCATAGGAGGTATTAATAAGACTTCAGCACACAGATACTTAGTTGAAGCAGAGAAAGACGGTTATATCGTATCAGATAGATTTAATGTCAAGAGTTATGATAGGACAAAATGGTATCGTCCTACTAAGAAATTAGTTAAGATAATGCTGTCTGATTTTGATTATAATGAAGAGAAATTAATAGCTAAATCTGAACTTATAATCGACAACTATTTAGATGAGAAATTAGGTGAAATTCAGGAGCAAAAAGACCAGTTAGACTTTGAGAAAAAAGTGGTGAATGACCAAATTTCAGAAATACAGAAAAAGGGTGGGGTGTCCCGAATCGGGAAATCTCCAAAACCGTTGAGTCTAGGGCGTTTTACTAAGGTTAAAAACACTCAAGGGGGGGTGTCCCAAATCGGGACAACAATACCATATATATATAACTCTAATATATTTATTACTAATAGTCTTACTTATTTATGTTTATTATACAACACACATGCGTGCGAGAAATCAACTAAAGAAGTAAGACAAAAAGAACAAGGAAATAGAGAAGAAAAAAATGGGATTTTTGATATCAATGGAAGGTTAAAGAAAATCGAATATTCTGAGAAGCTAACTAAGACTGAAAAAATCCAATATGTCAAAAGAAAAGAATCTAAGGAGTTTTTTGATAATTGCAGAAAGCTTTACCCAGGGAGAACAAAAGGATTGGAAATAGAGTTTAGTAATTTTTTGAAGAAGTATCACAAATCCGAATGGAGCACTTTTAACCCGATCACCGATTTGATTGAAATTAAGAAAGCTATCTTTTCGCAGATGAATGAACGGAAGCTTATCAAAAAGCATAGACCTGATTACTTCATACCACAATGGAAGCATTTCTCCACATGGGTTAATAATCGTTGTTGGGAAGAATCACCTGATCCTATCATGGAAGAGATAATGGAAGAAGTGGAAGCTGACAACAAAAAGCAAGCAGAAAAGAAAAGATTGATTGAGGAAGAAGAGAAAAACATGGAATACGTCAGAACAGTTTTAGCAAACAAAAAACAGTAATTACAAAATGGAAAAGTTAGAAACAGTATCACGGTACATCAAATCAGGTTTAAGTGTTATACCTTGCCTTGATGATAAGAGGCCAGCAATCAGATGGATTAGATACCAAGAAGAGATACCATCTTTCGAATTAATGAAAGAAACTTACGCAAAGCATGATAACTTCGCTTTGATATGCGGAAAGGTTTCCGGAGGTATTGAAGTAATCGATGTTGATTGCAAGTATGACTTAACAGGTAAGCTAGCTTCAAAGCTTAGTAGCATGCTTAAAAAGCAGATAACAGACTTTACTGATAAAGTTGTAGTACAAGAAACAGTAAACAAAGGGTATCACTTGATATACCGTTGTGATGAGATACAAGGGAATCAGAAGTTAGCATTCCGAAGTACTACCGAAGAAGAGTTAAAGGAGAACCCTAAAGAAAAAAGAAAAGTTTTAATTGAAACTAGAGGTGAGAAAGGCTATATCCTTATTCCGCCATCAAAAGGGTACACGGTTACTTCAGGAGACTTGCTTAATATCCAAAAAATAACACCATCGGAAAGACAAACGATTTTAAGAGCTTGTAAGAGCTTTTCTGAATACGACAAGACAGATGCACTGAATGAGTTAAGGAAAACCCATCAGATGTTAGAAAAAGGGGGTAATAAGCAATTTAACACCATCAAGTCACCACTAGATGACTACAATGAGAATGGTGATGTTGTTGGTTTACTTCGAAATAATGGCTGGACTGTAGTGTTTGAGACTAGCGATAAGGTTGCTTTGAAAAGGCCAGGGAACACTAAAGCTAAGCATTCGGCCTACTATGATAAAAACAAAAAGTGGTTTACTGTATTCTCTAGCTCAACCGAGTTCGAGACTGAGAAAGCCTACCTACCGTATGCGGTTTATGCTGTATTGGAATGTAATAATGATTACGCTGAAGCAGTTAGGAAATTATCTGAAGATGGTTACGGTGAAAGCGAAATGATTGAGTCAAGCGATTCATACCAACACTCGCCATCTAAGGTTAAACAAAAACCAAAGTACAACAAATGGGAGGATATATCTTTCTTAGATGTTGATGAGAGTGATTTTGATCTTAGTGGTGAAGATTTACCTTTCTTATCAAAGGAAGGGGATGAGGATGAGTACTTTGATATGATCGAGAATAACGGTTTAGAAATGGGGTTAACTACCGGAATCCCTAAGTTAGACAAGTACTTCAGACATAAGCAAGGTAATTTTGTTATAATCAATGGCTTGGATAACGTGGGTAAAACATTCTCCATCAATTATCTTATGGCTTTATGCTCTCTTATCAATAAATGGAAGTTCTTAGCTTTTTGTGCTGAAAATAAGGAAGGTCAAATTAGAAGAAACTTTATTCAGTTTGCATCAGGAAAACATTACAACGAGCTTACATCTGAGGGCAAAAAAAAGTGGAGAAAATGGTCTTATGATCACTTGTATTTAATCAAGGTTGATGGGATATATAACTACAGAAACCTTTTGGTAATGGCTAAAGAGGTTTGTGATAGAAAACCTGTTAATGCTATATTCATTGATCCTTACAACTCACTTGATATAGACTTATCAAAGGAAGATTCTAGAATGACTGAGCATAACTACCACTACAAAGCTTACACTTACTTTAGACAGTTCTGTAGACAGTTTAATGTTTCGATATACTTGAGTATGCACCCTTATACCGGAGCATCTAGAAATACCGACAAGGAAGGTTTTGTTAAACCACCAACCAAAGCTGATACTGAAGGAGGTCAGAAAGCAGCTAACAGGGCTGACGATTTTGTAACAATGCACAGGTATGTTGATGATTCAGCTAGAAGAAAAGTGAGTCAATGGATTGTTAGAAAAATAAAAGATACTGAAACTGGTGGTAGGCCAACATCACCTGAAGAAATTGTCGAGTTAGAACTATATGCTGGATTATGGAGATTTAGAGAAAAGGTTACAGGTAAAGATCCGGTTGTGGAATACCACAAAAAAGGATTCGTTCAAAAGGAAGTTGATTTCGATAAAGTTGAACAAGAACAGAAAAAAGTTATTGAGAAAAAAGAAGAAAGTAAATCGAATGATTTTTATAGTAACAAGACTTTAAAACAAGTAAGTAGGACTATTGATAAGGATTTAGATATAAATACTTCTTTTGAAGAGGATGATGTACCTTTCTAAATGTTGAGGATGCTATTATGTTAATACTTCAAAAAACATTATATTAGCAAAACAGAGTAAAGAATTATGAAAGAGTTGTTTCAAGATCAGGGTTTAGCTATATTATTTTTCAACTCATCATTATTTCTTTTTGTCTTACTTATCAATACTTTTTTCAAAAAAAGGAATATTGAAAAAGTAAATGAAAAGATGATGCATGACAATAAGATAATGTTATCTGAACTCACTTTAGCTAATGATACTATTGAAGATCTTGAGTACAATATCTTGGAGTTAAAATTAGATTATGAGGCTTACAAAAAAACAATGGGAAAGGTTTAGACCTATAAACAATTGGGTTATCATAGAACCTAATAGAGGTGCTGATGAAGTTATAATCAACAAAGGAACTGATGAGGAACAGAAGTTTTATGTTGATTTTGCTTTCAACCCTAACAAGCATGTACCTGTAGTTGGTACAGCCGTAAAGGTTCCGGAAAGATTAAAATACTGTAACAACAAAAAGAAAGCAGGATTCTTTGACTCTCTACAGTGGAAAACAGAAATGGAGTTAAGAGAAGGTGATACTGTTTTTTACAATTACTTAGCTGGTTCTACAGCGTTAGGTTTAGAGCAAAATAATTACGGTCAGAATTATACTGACAAGAGAGTAATAACAGTTGAGGGTGATGACAGTATTTACATCATGGTTAAGTATGACAGAATATACGTAGCTAAAAGAAATGATGATGTTATACCTTTGAACGGTTTTATGTTAATAGAACCAATGGAAAAGAAGTACGTAGATACTTTTCTTCATATACCTGAAATGGTTAAGACTACAAATGCTAAAAGCTCTACGTACGGAATTGTTAGACATAAAGGATCTAGACTATCTGAGTATCACGACAGACCTATGTATAAAGACCCTTCCGATAGAGAGTTACAGGTGGGTGATTTAGTAGCCATGAATGATGTTAGTGACATTCCTTTAGAGTGGGATTTGCATTCTGAGTTTGAAGGAAGCAAGACTTTTTACAGAGTTCAAGGAAAAGATATTTACGCTATCATTAAGGATTATGAAAATGTAAACGAAGAATACGTACCTTTGATGGCACCTGAGCAAGAAGATTAATATGGAGTTTGAATTTGAAGACAAGGAGTTTAAAAGCTTAATGTTTGATGTATACAATCTACATCCTAAAGCATCTGTTTTAAATAAATTCCCTAAGCTTAGAGCTTTTCCTGAGTTTAGAAAGAAGATCAACAAACTTGATAACAACAAAATAATCAAATACATCATATTGATGTATGACGAAAACACACCCTTAAAGAAAGTTGAGGATGTAAATAAAAGAAAGTTGATAGCTGGTAAAATGGCGTTATTCCCGGAAACAGATGAAGGTATGTTTACGGAACCTTACGTTTCAGCTATAGAGGGTAAGAACAATATTTTTAACTTAAAAATGATGAGATACTTGAGGTTCCATAAAAACCACAAGTATTCGTTTTTAGTAACGTTGGAAAATTCTTATTACAATAACCTCTCTCAAGCCATGGGAGGTAACAACAAAGCTTATGACGCAGCTAAGAAACAGAAAGACGATTTAAAGGAAGCTGTAGATGACCTGTTTAATAACGATGAGTCTGAAGACATAAGAAACACTTTGTACGATCATATTCAAATGGATGAACTTAATTTAAGTCCGGAAGAGGTATCTGATTATTTAGAGAAAAATAATAGAACTTATGACGAATTAGATCCGTACAAGATAAAAGGATGGAACTTTAAATTGACTTCTGAAATTGGATAACCAAGAGTATCACATAGAGATATTAAAAAAGTATAAGGACTTACCAGCCTCTATTGCTAAGCAATACAAGAGAGCTGACAAGTTTATTACATACCATGAAGGAGACAGGGATTTAAAAACATTTCGGATAAATTTACCTGAATGTCCTGACTTGAGGTTAATAGAAGGCTACGGTCTTCCAGCTAAAGATCAGAAATGGAAGCCACCAATTGTACCTAAGAAACTAAAAAACCTTCAAATAAAGATTGAAGAAAATAGAGTTAATTCGGGTATTAATTTAGATAAGAATCCAGTAACTCTTGAAGACCTATATAAGGAGCTAAAGGAAAACCCTAAGCATTATAAAAAAGAGATTGAGTTCATAAAGAAACAATGGTACCATCGCATGAATGGTTATTGGTTTTTCAATAACGGAAAACCTACATACATAGATGGTTGGCATTATTTCTACATATCATATTGGAACCTAGATATAGGTTTACCTGATTACAGATCTAGGGATAGAAAGTTTTTTGTTTTTGCAAAATACTGTTATACCACAACCGAGGCTTACTTCCCTATGAAGATAAGCTATTACGATGATAACGGGGACAGGAAGGTTAGGTATCTTCCGGAAACTAAAAAGAACCTAAAACTAGTAAGACAATTAATTGATAACAACGAAGGCAAGCTTGAGAAAGGTGACTTCATTGTTGATATGGGCTACAGAACTGTATACGGATTTAATTATCCCAAGCATAGACGGGAAGGAGCTTCATATAAAGCTGAATGTATAAACTATTGTATAATATCATCTATGAACAAAGCTGTTGGTGGAGTTCAAGCTATGGATGATATAACCGCCAGTAAGGTTTTTTCCAAGCAGCTTATAAAGCCATGGAGATCTTTAGTTTGGTTTTTCAAGACAGCTTACGAAGGGTCGGATAACCCTAAGTCAAAATTATCCATGGACTTTCCTTCTCAGAAAATCGGATCAAAAGGTGCTGGTGCTTCGGTGAAAAAAGGATTGCAGTCTTATATTGATTATGCTACTACAGCAAGTAGGGATTATTATGATGGTGAAAAACTAATGTTTTACCATGATGATGAAACCGGGAAAACTACTAATGAAAATGTATACGAGAGACACCAAGTAGTTAAACAATGTTTGTCCCAAGGTAACGGTGCTAAAATACATGGGTTTACAATTAAAACTTCTACTGTAGGTGAAATGACTAGAAGAGGTGGTCAAAACTTCTTTCAGTTATGTATGGACTCAATGTATGACAAAAGGAATGAATCAGGCCAAACTAGAACAGGTTTACTAAACTTATTTGTTCCTGCATACGATGGACTTGAAGGTTTTGTTGATGAGTATGGTGACTCTATTATAAACACACCTACTAAAGAACAGCAAGAATTTATTAAAAAAGATTACGGTGCTAAAGAATACCTTAGAAGGAATATATCCCAATACGAGGACGATGATACACCTGAATCAAGAGCTAAAGTATCTGAAGAAACTAGATTAAACCCAACTCAATTTAGAGATTGCTTCAGAAGAAGCTCATCTGATACAGGTTTCAATGTGCAAGTCTTAGAAGATAGGATTAATGAGCTTCAAATGGAAAGCACTTTAACACGTAATGGAAACTTTGTTAGAGACAAAGAAACCGGCAAAGTTTACTTCGAGTCAGACGAAGAAGGTAGGTTTACTGTTTCATATTTACTTCCTGAAAAAGAAACCAACTTAGTATCAAACGTTAATGGTGAGATAGCTCCATTAAGAAAAGATAAATTCGTAGCTTCAGCCGATCCTTTTAAATTTCAAAAAGTAGAAGGTAAAAGAATGTCTAACGGGGGTGGTGCTGTGTTTATGAAAAGAAACAGAATATTAGACCCTGATGACAAACCTATAAAAAACTGGACTACACACAGATTTGTCTGTACCTACAATTATAGACCTGACAGAAAGGAAGATTATTTCGAAGACATGCTTAACATGTGTTTGTATTATGGTTGTCCTATGTTTCCTGAAATTAACGTAACTGGTGTATGGGATTACTTCGAGGCAAACGGGTTTGGGGGTATGCTTGAGTACGGATTAGATAAATATGGTAAAACTAGACAAACACCAGGATTCAACTCTAATGAAGGTACTAAGCAAGATATATTTAACTCGTGGAGAGATTATATACAACAACACGGACATAGAGAAAAACATATCGAGCTATTACAAGAGTGTTCTGATATAGACGGTATTGAGGATATGACTAATTATGACCTTTTTACAGCTGGTGGAGGTTGCTTAATTTCCTTAGAAAACAGCTATAATGAGAGGGTTGAAAAGTTCAATGATGACGATATTGATTTATCTGAAGCCTTCGAAGAGTATGTTTATTAGTATTTTTTTTTGATATTTATAGAAAATTTATAAAGAGATGCTTTCACTACCAAATTATAAGAACAACGTTTTAGGTTTTCCTGATGACTTCCTTAATCCTTTAAAAAAAGGTGAGAACTGGTATTTAGATTACTGTAAAGCTATTTACAGTGAATACCTTAGAGATAACTCAGCACTAGAGTTTTCTCATCTAGAATTTATGGAGGAACTAAGAGCTTATGGTGATGGTAGGCAAGATCCGGATAAATACAAAAGACTTTTATCTAAAAAAAGCAGTAACTACGATGAAGACAGAAAAGGATTCATGAATGTTAGTTGGGATATTCTACCGGTAGCTGTTAAGTACAAACAAACCATATTAGGTATGTTTGATGATATTGAACATGATATCATAGCTGATGCCATTGATATCAACTCAGGAGTCGAGAAAGAAGACAGGAAGTGGTTTACATGGGCCAGAACCAAGTTAGACAATTTTCTTAAATCTCTTGATGACAAAATGGGTGTGGATTCATCTGATAGTTCAGATTCATCTTTCAAACCAGCTACTCTTGATGAGTTAGAACTATACTCTTCAATGGGAGGTTTTAAATTAAAAGAAGAATCATCCATAGAGAAGATACTTAGATTTGTTTTCAAGGACTCTGATTGGGCTGAAATTAAAAGAAAAATCATTGAAGATTTTGTTGATTTAAACATGGCTGCAACTAAAGATTATGTTGAGCCTGATACTCAAAGAATAAAGACTAGATATGTAGACCCAACTAGACTAATAATGCAGTACTCTAAGCATTGGGATCATAAAGACTCTAAATACGCAGCGGAAGCCATACCTGTATCTATAGAGGATTTAAGAACTAAAGGAGGGTTTGAAGAAAAAGAATTGAAGAACATAGCTAGCTTTGTTTTCGAAAACAACCAAGGTCAATTAGGTTACGATCATCCTGATGGATTTGATTATTACAATCAAGGTGATATTCACTCAGGTTATAATTACGATTCTTTTAAAGTGCTTGTTTTAGATGCTGAATTTATTTCTTTCACTAGGAAGTACTCAACAACAAGGTTAAACAAGAGAGGTCAAAAGTATACCTACGAAAGTAAGTTTGGTAAGGTTTGGGATAAGGATAATCGTAAAACCAAGATAACAGACATAAAAACAGTGCACAAAGCTAAGTGGGTGATAGGCACTGATTACGTTTATGATTTCGGTTTACAGCACGATGTTCCTAGGCCTGATAATTCTGAAGCTAGATTGTCTTACCATCTGTATAAACTTAAAGGAAGATCTATAACTGACCGTTGTAAAGCTAACTATGATAACATGCAGTTAGCGTGGCTTAAATTTCAGAATGCTTTAGCTATGTCTAAAAACCCAGGTTTAGCTGTAGAGTGGACGGCTTTACAAAACATGGGATTAAAGAACAAAAAGTTTTCACCATTCGATATTCTTCAAATTAGAAGAGACCAAGGTGACTTAGTTTACAAAGCAACAACCCAAAGAGGTGTTGTTAATTCACCAGCTTCAGCTAAACCCGTAACTGAATTAGAGGGTGGTATGGGAAAACAGCTTGATGAGTTCATTAAAATATTCGATATGAATAGAGGTATGATTCAAGAGTTGTCCGGAATAACAGCACCGGCAGCCGGTAGTGAACCTAAAGCTGAAATGGGGTTAGGTGTTCAAGAGTTAGCTATAACAGCCACTAACAACGCTTTAAAACCACTTTACAAAGGTTATGTATCGTTAAAACAATACACAGCCGAGAATGTATCGCTGAGAGCGCAATTAGTAATAAAATACAATGCTAAAGGTAGGGATGCTTATTATCCTATAATTGGAGCAGCTAGTACTAAATCTATTAAGATTAGCGCAGACCTATCCTTGAGACAGTATGGTATTATGCTTAGAATGAGGCCTACTGAGCAACAAAAGCAAATAATAAGACAAGCTTTGATAAAAGCCATGGAGCCAGGAAGAGACGGGACACCAGGGTTAGACGCTGGGGATTATTTATTTGTTGAGATGCTTATAGATAAAGGTTTACTTAAAGAAGCTCAAGCCCAAATAAGCTTAAAGCTTAAAAAAGCTAAAGAGAGGTCTGAAGCCTTAAAACAGAAAAACATAATGCTTCAAGCTCAAGAGAATCAAAAGCTTGAAATGATTAAAGCTCAAGAAAAAACAAAAGCTAAGCAAGCTGAGATTCAAATGGAAATACAGCTTGAAAGAGAGAAGAGTAAGCTTAAAATTCAAGAGAAAGAAGCTGAGTTTAGATTCAAGACAGAATTAGAGAACATGAACAATATAGCTAAAGAGGAATTAGCTAAAATAGAATCTCAAAACAAAATTGAAGAACAATCGTTATTAACAAGAAGAACAGAAGTTTAATTTTAATATTAGAATAGTTTTTCATAAAATTGTAATATAAAGAGTAAAGATATATGTCAAAAGAAAAAATTAAAGACAAGAGTAGTGCTTTTGCTGGACTAGAAGAACTAGCCGGTTTAAATGATGACAATGATTCTCAAGAGAATAATAACTCATCAGAAGAAGATAATAACGTATCATCAGATCAAAATGATAATGATGGTATTAATAATAGCGAAACAACCCCGCCTGAAGGTGGGGAAGGTTCCACTAAAGAGCAAACACAAACTGAAATTAACGATGAAATTCGAAGCAAAGTTCTAAACGAGATGTTTGGAGACCGTTTTGAATCAATCGATAAATTCAAAGAGTCTGATGTAGTAGGACAACTAGAAGAACTTTCAAGCTTGAGAGAAGCTAAAGAGAAACTAGAAAGCCAATTAAATCAGAATTACAATCCTTTTGCTAACGAATCTGTTGCTAAATTCAATCACTTCGTTAAGGAAACAGGTATTGACAACATGAATGTTTTTTCAAAAATCAGTTCTTTAGGTGATGATTCAGATCCTATTGATGTATTGGTTGCTAAAAAAATAGTTGACAATCCTAAACTTGTAGGAAGAGAGTCTGATTTGAAAGACTTGTTAATGAGCGAATACAAGATTGACCCTGACGAGTACGAAGAGGATGAGGTAAGAAGAAATAGATTGAAGCTTGAGTTAGATTCTGAAGAAGCCTTGAAGGGTATCGGAGAATTAAAAACCAAGTTAGACAATTTTGAGTTCGCTGACCCATCTAAAGTATCAGAAAAGAGAGCTGAAGAATTGAAAGAACAAAGGTCTAAAATGAAAGAACAATGGGGTACGCTAGTAGGTAAGATTTCCGAAAACATCCCTTCATTCAAAGTAGACCTAGGAGAAGACAAAGGTTCTTTTGAATTTTCTTACAACCAGGATCAAAGGAAATCTGTTGAGGATTCTGTTTTAAACTACTTAGTTGAAAACAACAAACCTTTTACTCAGGATTCCGTTAAAGAAGCTATTGCATTCGCTTCTAATTCTCTTTACGCTAAAAACATGAATGAGATATTCAGTTCGTTTAGAGAGAAAGTAGAGAGTGAGACAAGAGAGAGATTCGATAAGGAATATTCAAACCCATCTGCTCTAAATAATGGAAAGCAACAACAAGGAAGGAAGAGCGGTGACAAATCAGACGAGGATAAAGCTTTTGACTTTGCCATTGGAAATTTATAAATTTAGAAAACAAAAAAAAATTAGACTATGAGTCCTGAATCTATTTCATCTATCTTAGCTAGTGACGTTGTTTCCGGTTTTGATGTTCACAAACCTGAAAGAATGAACGAGCTTTTCCGTAAATACGGAGATCAAGGAGCTTCAATGTTCTTGTTATTAAGATCATTAGGTTTTGAAAAATCTGTTGCTCAGACTGAGTATTCTCACAATGAGGAAAACAGAATCCATGAAACTTTTAAGGTTAGAGCTAACGTTTCTGACCCTACCGCTGGTGTTGCTGCTGCAATTACTTTGCATACAGATTCATTGGATGCTAATAACCGTTTCTACCCAAGACTGTGGGATCAGGTTATTTTCCCTAACGAGGTTGTTGGTATCATTACTGATATCGATGTAAGTACCCCTGCTGACCCTGTTGTTACTGTTACACCTAACGACTCTACCGATAACATTGGTGCGTTGACTGCTGGTGACGAATTAGTTATCTTCTCAGCTGCTTTCTCGGAAGGTTCAGGTCAACCTGAAGGTGCTGCTAAAGGTACTGAGTTGTATACTAACAACACTCAAATCATCAAGGAGACTATCGGTATGACCGGTACTGAGATGACAAACCAATCATGGTTGAGACTTAAAAACATGGAAGGTGCTCCGTGGTATTACGAGAACCAATCTGATGTTGATTACCGTATGGCTTTGAAAATTGACGGTGCGTTGTTATTCAACAAGAAGACAACTAACTCAATTACTGATGCTGCTACAGGGAACCCTATCAGAACTACTGAAGGTTTAGTTCCTTACATGAGACGTAAAGCTCAACAACTTACTGTTGCTTCAGGTTCAGCTACTATTGCTAACTTTGATACAATTGATAAGTTGATGGATAAAGAAGGTGCTGGTAAGTACACTTTATCTATGTTAGGTATCGATCGTCATCAAGAGTTTGAGAACTTATTGAAGGATTACTTCGATAACACTAACATCTCTTATGCTAAGCAAGCGATGAACAAAGATCTTTTCAAAGGTGATGAGTCTTTAGCTGCTTCAGTTAACTTCACTACTTTATTGAAGTCTGAAAGAGTTTACGCATTCAAGAGAATGGAAGTATTCAACAACCCTAAGCTTTACGGAGCAACTGGTTACAACATGTCTACTTACGGTATGTTCGTTCCATTGAACACTAAGCCTGACGCTAAAGATAGAAACAAGAAAGTTGAATCTATCGGATGTCGTTACAAAGGTCTAGGTCAATATGATCGTAGAATGGAAGTATGGCAAGTTGGTGGTGCTGGTGCTGGATTGAAAGTTACAGAGTTCGATAAGCGTGAAACGTTTATGAGAGCTGATGTAGGTGCTCACTTCAGAGGTGGAAACCAAATGGTATTAATGACACCATAATAAAGTCAATCAAACAGCCCCCTGGTTCGCTAGGGGGTTTTTTAAATTAACCGTGTAAACAAAGTACAATGATCTATAAGAACGGAAAACAAGTAGATTTAGACCCTAATAAGAAAAAGGAATTGCTTGCAAAATTTGACTTTCCTGTGAGAGTTAAATATGTAAAGAATTTCATCAAGTATGACAGTGTGAATAAAAAGAATGTAATGCCTCCATCTATAGGTGTTCCATTTAATTCAACTGTTTATGTTGATGGAGATGTAGCGGAATATCGTTACGCAAAATCAGTTACATTACGAGATAATCAGAACTACTATGTCCCTGATTCATTTATCGTACAAGAATTTGAAACAATCAATGAACAAGATATAGACAAGTTGTACTACCTTTATTTCTTCTGCCCTTACATGCATAATGGAGCTATAGCTGAAAAGGCTAGAAAGGAAGGTAAAAGACTTGACATTATGCCTAAGTTTATTTTTGAAGACTTGAAAGGCGAAGCTAAAGAGTTTGTAGAAAGAGAGAAAATGAAGGTAACTGTTGAAGCTCTTATTTCTAACCCTGATTTAGGTGTTGATGAAAGTGACCTTAGAAGAATCGCTAAAATCATGTTTATACCTAACGCTTCTACAGAGGATATAGATATCCTTAGAAAGGATCTTATCATGAAGACTAAGACAGCTAAAGGTACTGAAGGTTACGAGGCTTTCTTAGAAGCTAAAAAGAATCTAGGTAACTCAACTGTTAAGCTTATTTTATCAGAAGCTATCGAGACTGGTTTAATCAAGTTTGATGGTAGGTCTTCAAAATGGTTCTTCATTGAAGAGGATGGAGAGAAAGGTGATGTTGTTACAATCGTACCAAAAGGAGCCGATAAAGATAGAGCGTTAGTTGACTTCCTGAAAGAAGAAACTGAATCTCTTGACGAAATTAGAGAGGCTGTAAAAGCTAGAAAAATGTTGTAATCCAAAAGATTATAATAATAAATTTAGAATCCACCTTTCATTGAAGGGTGGATTTTTTTATTTTTAATGAAAAATATCAAACATGAACGATCAATTGTTAAATATCAAAACCTGTTTTAACCTAAGCAATTCGCCTAAAAGTATTGTTATTACGGATGAAACTGATTATGCTGGCCAATCAATAAACCTTGCAGATGTGAGAGGTGTTTTAACAATGAGAGACCCGGGTGGGAATATTTTCTACCAAAACACGGATTTCGGTACACCTGATGTTGATGCAGACGTTAGCTTGAGCACTTCTGAAATATCTTTACCATTAGATTCTGAAGGTGAAGTTAAAAGAGGTAGCTACACGGTTATTTATACAATTGACGTATCAGGTACAACTTACGTTAAAACATTCGAGTATGACTACTCGTTTGATTTACCTACACCTGTTTTAGACTTCACAGTTAATATTAATGCTGCGCAAGTAAAGAGTGTGGATAACACTAACTATGGTGATTTTCTAACAAGTTTGACAAGATTACAAACGGTTAAATACCCTCAATCTTTAGATCCTGTTATTGCAGACGAAACATCAAGCTTAAAGACTTTTGTAGTAGGATCGCCTATATACACTAAGACATGGACTTCTATACTAGAATCTACAGTAGAATTTACTTTAGCTGATGGACTTTGTATTAAAGCTGTACTAAAGGCGGTAGAAGACCTTAATGTAACCAAGAGCTTATCTCTTTGTGAATCTGTTGATTGCTTAAAAGCACTAGCTGTTAAATATGAAGAAGCAAAGTGTAACAACCCTAGTTTAGCGAAATCTTTAGAGAAGAAAATAATATTAGCTTCTTACTATTACATGCTTGCTAAAGAGTATGAGTATTGTGGTGAAGAGGAAAAATCAATTGAATACTGTGTTAAAATAAAAGATATCGCAGCATCAGAAGGTTGTGATTGCGGTTGTTCAGAAGATGACTTATTACCTGAGATTATTTACCCGTTATATTCAAATGCCGGCTCAGGAGGTAATATTGTTATTCAATCAGGTGGTGATGGTGTTGACGTTTCAGCTAACACAGTAGGAGGTGTAACAACGTATACACTAACCCTTAATGATGGTATTACTGAAGCTTTAGGTACAAATTGGCTTAACGGAAATGGTGCTCCTTCATCAAGCTTAGGTAATGTAGGTGATTTTTACATTGAAGATGATAGTTCTTTAAAAAATTACTACAAAAAAACAGGGGAAACAACATGGACTCTACAAGGAACCTTAAAAGGTGCTGACGGTGCTGACGGTGCTTCAGTTACTTCCGGTATAACTTACGATGGTGATAACCCTGTAGGATCAATAACATTTACCTCTACCGACCTTAACACTGTTATAGAAGAGTTAGCTGCTATAGTTGACTCTAACTCAACAACTATAACCGCACACACTAGCCTTATATCCGACAATACAAACGCTATCAATCAAAACGCATCTGATATTTCGGATAACGGAGACACTATAAATGCAACAGGCGAAAACCTATCTGACTTAGAAGATAGAACAGAAGAGGGTAACGCTACACTTACTAACGGAAATGGATTTGTAAGGGAAGATGCTTTTGATGTAGCTAACCAATCAGGATTAACCGCTGATTTAGAAAATACATCCGGAGGTACTTCATATGGTATTGATGGAGCGGGTAGAGCAATTAGACAAGCTTCAACTAACCTTACTTTTGTAGCATCAAGAGACAATTATGTTGACGTTGATGCTAATGGAGTTTATCAATCAGATGTTCCTTTAGGCGATCCTGAACCAGCTGTTTCTGCAAATAGAGTCAGAGTAGCAAAAGTATCTACAGATAAAGCATCAATAACAGCGATAGAGGATAAAAGAAGAACATCTTTTGTTACTGCTGAATCTATAGAGGATGCAACCATAACTGGTGCTAAACTTGAAGAGCTAACTACAGCAAAAACTCAAAACGAAGGAGTTTTAAACATAGAGTATGACACTAAGGGTAGGGTTTCTGATATAACTGAGAGAAGTCTAAGAGTGCATTTAACAACTAACCAATTAAGAGACTTACATAACACGCCTATAGTAGTAGCTACAGGTGTGTCTGGAAAATATATGGAGGTTATTTCAGCTAGCATATTCTACATAGATGGAGCTGTAAACTTCAACACAGGAGTTAAACTAGGAGTTAAGTGTCAAGGATCTTCGGTTAATCAATTTGAAACAACTTCTACTATTTTCGCTAATAACGCAAATACTTACGGTAAATTAACCCAAGTGGACGCAGCTGATGGTGATGCTCAGTTTATAGCTAGTGGCGATTTAATACTAGAGACTGATGGTGATTTAGGTTCTTCAGGAACTGGTGATGCTTATGTATGCATTACATACAAAATATTACCTTCTATAGCTTTTGCTTAATAATTTAAAAACATAGGTACATGAACTTACAAGAGTTATTAGACTTCATAAACTTAAAGACAAATAAGAATCAGTCAGGGAATACTTTAACCCCTGACCGATTCAATACAGCTTTGAACGCTGTCAATATTGATTACTTTAAGTTGAAGTACGGTCTTCCTGAAGAATATATTCCTGGTAGGAGTTTACCTAGGCAATTTTGGGAGTCTACTACTAAGATTACTGATGACTTATCGGTTCACAAAGTTTTAATGGGTGGCTACCTTAGTCAACCTCTTCAGGTTGATAATTATGGTTATGCAGATAAACCTAGTGATTACGTTCATGTTTCCTCAATGGGTTATAAAAAATCAGTCAACAAAAACGGAGTAAACACAGAGGTTATAAAGCCGGTAGAGTTACTGACTGATGACCAATGGAACCCAAGATTGTCAAACAGTATATCTAAACCAACGCTTGATTATCCTGTAGCTAGAATAGTGGGATCTAAAATTCAATTCGAACCTAAAGACATTAGGAATATCGAGTTTGCTTATTTAAGAATGCCTAGCACACCTTTTTATGATTACACCATTCAGAACGATAGTATAATCTACTTACCATCAGGTCAAAATCACGATGGTTCTGTTTTAGCTGATGGAACACCAAGTAGGACAACCGAATTAGATTGGCCACTTGACAATCATACTGATATAGCTAATATGATTCTTAGTTACGTTTCAGTAAATTTAAGAGAAAACTTTTTATACAAAGATTCTCAAAACCGTAAAAACCAAGGTATATGACAAAAGCTCAATTAGTTGACTTATTCTTAGATAACCTTTCCGGAGGTGATGCGCCTGATGACGTTAGAGGTAAATACCATCCTTTAGTTATCGCTAAGTATATCGATGTTGCTTACGCTCAATTCTTATCTGAAACATTAAAGGTATCTCAAGCTAACCTTGATTTCCTTAACATGGATTACTTTAGAAAAACCTTTACTGGTATAAGTATTCAAAAGGATTCAAATAGAAATGAGTATTATTCAGAGATACCGGTACCCATAGTTGAGCTACCTAACCAAGAATCCTTAGTGGTTCACCCTGACAATGATCCAGTTAGTCAATTTACACCACACGGATCAGGTGGGGCTGATGCTGTTTTTGGTGTATTAGAAGTTCATTACCACAACTCATCTAACTCATATAGGCTAGAAAACAACAAGGTATACTACCCAGGGATGGGTGATGATTCATGCAAGGTAACAATGAGACTCATACCAATGTTTTCAGCTTTTGAAAATGAAGATGAAATATACTTACCAACCGGAGGTGAAGCTAGAATGTACGACTTAACTATTCAAACGATGTTGAGAAAAAGAGCTATACCTGAAGATATTAACAACAATAATACCGCTGAATAATGTCTATAACAAACGAAGTAATTGAAAACTCATCCATAAATAAGACTCAAAACAATGCTAGCTTAAAAAGCATTAGGTACGTTGTAATGAGTTATTTAAACCGTAAAGGACAATATACCTTATCTAACTACAAAAGGCTTGAGCAAATCGCTTTAGAGGGTTTAACCGAGCTTAATCTGTATGACTTAGAGACTGTAGAGGTTGCTTACCTCACAATGAACGAGATAGGTATAATCCCCTTCCCTTCAGACATGGTTGATTACACTAAGGTAGGAATACCTTCAGGAGGTAGGATATATACTCTTACTGTAAATGAAGATATAATTGAGCCAAGATACTCTAAGTGCGGTGATGAGATTTTTGACCCAAACCACAATAAAGCAAACTTAGACACTACAGGAGGTTATTACTTTGCAGATCACTTTAGAGGTAACAGATATGTTGGAGGTCTTTACGGGGTTTCCGGAGGTTCTAACGTTGCTTACGTAAAAATAGATAGACAAAGAAGACAGTTCTTATTTGAGGGTAATGTACCTAGAAGTGAAATTATATTAGAATACATATCAACCGGAGTAAAACAAGACGGAAGCACAATGGTTCCAACCGAAGCTTTAGAACCATTGAGAAGATGGATTGATATGATTGTTACAGAAAACACACCTAGAGCATCTGAGTCCGCTATAGCTAGAACTACAAGGGCTTTTGAGGTTGCTTTAGAGAAGATGAGACATTTTATATCTCTACCTACAGCTGATGAGTACAGAGACAAATTTTACGAATCATTAACACAAGGTATAAAACGATAAGATGGGAGTTATAAAAGATATATTCAAGTATACCGGAGGTATTAATAGAGATGATGAAGATAGAATTGTGCCTAAAGGAGATGTTAGAAACGCTTTAAATGTTAGATCTTCAACAAGTGATACAGATAATTCAAATTCTGTTAACTTTGTTGTAAGTGATTTAGAAATAAATTTAACATCTGTTTTACCTGGTAGCCCGGATTACACGCCCCTAGGTTATGCTGAAGATATAGAAAATAACAATGTTTTTGTTTTTTACCATTCGTATGTCTTTATAGAGTTATTAGGTGAAACCGTTGAAATAGAAAAAGGAATTATCGTTAAACTAAACAAAAACACTAATAACTTATCAGTTGTATTAGATGTAAATAATAGTATTACAAATTTCAGTAAAGATCACTTGATAAACCACGCTAATGTTATTGGTGATTTTCTTTTATGGACTGATGGATATAATCCACCAAGGAAGATAAATCACGTTAAAGCTTTGAGGTTTACTGAATCAAACGGTACTGATCCGGAAGGTTATTCTGTTATTGATGACCAAGTGATATCCTCAGTAAAACTACCACCGAATGAATCACCTCATGTTTTCCCTAAAAAGAAAATTATTTTTCAGGTAGCTTACACTTCTTTAAATGAAGCTTTTAGGCCTGATCCAGCTGGTGGTGTTATATCTTTAGGTATATTAGAAAGCAATCTTTCTTTACCTAGTGATTCGTTAAGTTTCTATTCAGATAACGATGAAAACAATATAAGTATAACGTTTCCTAAAACTGACACCGAATTTAACAGAGGTTACAACTTGTATGCTAAAAACCAAAATACTAATGAGTGGGTTTTGGTAAGGAAATACGAGAACCCTAATGTAGTTTCAGGGACAGTAAACATAACTATTGGTTTTAATAACCTAGCATCATTATTTAACTCAAACCTTAATCAATCAGTATTTTTCGATGGAGACTTATCATCAACATTAACTAAACCCACTTTTGAAGCTGACGTAACAGTTGATGAAGACTACGTATCAACAAACTTGTTAGATACCTTCAGGGAAAAACAGAAATTTTATTTCGCTACATCTTATGTGTATACTGATTTTGAACCATCTACAGTTTCACCATATTCAACTACACCTTTTAGATTTCAAGACTTCTCAGATGTACTTAGTGTTAGATTTAGTACAGGTCACCCTAACGTAAGATCTATAATACTTTACTCTAAAAGAGGTGATGACGGTAATTGGTTTAGAGTAAAAAGGATAGACAAGTATGATTCTGAAGGTAATGTATTAATAGAATCAGATAGCACTCACACTTATGACTTTAATGCTACAGAGTTATTTGAAGGAGTAGATCAAGCTGATTTCGCTAGACCGTTTGATTATGTTCCTTTGAAAGCTAAATGCCAGGAATTACTTAACACCGGAAACCTTGTTTATGCTAACTATTTAGAAGGTTACGATAGTGTTGATGTGGATATGAATATATCAGTGATACAAGATAACGGGTTACTACCTAACAAACCTTTTGTATCATACGATGTTGAAAAAATATCTAATAACAACTTCTTCCTGTATAACTTCCAATTACAAGATTATGATGGGGGTGATATACCTATACTTTCTGTAATAAATTTTGTAGAAGGATTTGAGTATTTTTACCAAGGTATCAGTTTTGATATAATTGAAGACATGGCGAAGTTAAGTAATACTGAGGCTTATTCTTTAAATGGTAATGACGGTGTTCTAATAACCACAAAATATTCAAATAACACTTTAGATTGGATTAGTAAATACGAGGATTACCCAACTTTTAAATCAGGTGGAAAGTACAAAATAGGTGTAATGTATAGCGATGACGCTAACCGGTCAACCGTTGTAAACATAGATAGACCTAACAATGATATTATCATACCTTTCTTTAACCATAACAATCCTTTCCCTAACGAAAGTGGTGTATACAAGACGTGGTACAGAAATCTTCTTAAATGGGAGATAAAAAGCAAACCACCTGAATGGGCTACAAGATATCAAATAGTTTACACTGACTGCTTAAATGTAGCTGAGTCTTTCTATGTTTCAGCAACAGGTGAGACAACTAATTCTGAAGACGATGAAATATCTGACGTTAGCTTTGATTATTATTACGATCCTAACACAGAGGAAAGAATAGATGATTACACTTTTCAAGAGGGTGATAAAGTAAGGTTTATAGCTTACGCTGATGATAACTACTCATCATCTTCATTCGAATTATTTGATAACTACATAGAGGTAGATTTACTAGGTTATGATACTTCATCAAAAGTATTTAATGTAAGAAAATCAGACTACCCTACAGGAACTGGCCAAACTAGATATAAGGTAGAAATATTTAGACCTATAAAAGAATCTCAAAACGTTATATACAGAGAGAGAGGTTTGGAATACGAGATTGGTAATCCTGGATCTGAATCTAGATACCATAAAGGACATTTATCAAATCAAAGTCCTAGCAATCTAGAAACATCACCAGCAACAGGTATTATAATTAGAGGGGACTTCTTCAAGAGAAGGGTTAGAGTTAAAGAAGGAGGTGCTTTTGTTAGTTCTGTATTGGATGAATCAAAGAGTATTTCAACCAAGTATTACAATAACTTATCCAACAAAGGAAGGTTAAACATACAATCTGATTCTTTACAACAAAAATGGTTTAAAGCCGGACTTAGACATGGAGGTAAATTTATTGAGAATACTCAAGTCAATAATTTATCTAGGTTTGATTTTAACGATAAGATTGAGTTATCTGAAAAGTACGGTTCCATAAGTAAGACGATCGAGGTTGGATTTACCTTGAAAGCTTTACAGCAATACAATGTATCATCCATATACATAGGTAGAACACAAACCTTAGATTCAGAAGGTCAAACTAACTTAGCTTTGACTAATACTATTTTTGGTACAGTAAACCCTTCTACCGATAACTATGGTTGTGAGCATCCTGAAAGTGTAAGGAAAGACCACAGGAACCTTTACTTTTTTGATGTTAACAACGGACTTGTTATACGTAACTCACCAAACGGAAGTGTACCTATATCTGATTACAAAATGGTTTCTTACTTTAGGAATAAAGCTAAAGAAACGTTATCTAATGAATCCATAAAGGTTATAGGTAATATCGATAAAGAATACAAGGAGTATGTATTATCATTCGTAGGATCATCTAACGATGAGACAATAGCTTTTCATGAAAGAGAGAATAGATGGAAGACCTTCTATAGTTATACACCTGAAGGAACAGCTAACATCGGAGATCAAGCGTATGTTTTAATTGGTGATAAAATATACAAGCTTAACGCAGGAGACACTTACGGTAACTTAACTGGTAATCAAAACGACATGGAGATTGAATTTATAATGAATGAATCACCTCAAAAAGTAAAAGTATTTGAAAGTGTAGCTGTAAATTCAAACTTACCATTTAGTCTTCCTGAAATAACGGTTCCGGCCAAGCAAAGTAATAACAACCAAGTAAGACAATCCAGGTTGATAGAATCTAAATTCGAAAGAAAAGAAGGTGTTTATTATGCTGAGTTGCTTAAAGACTTAAATACACCTAACTTTAGTACTGAATTGTTAGCATTAATAAACGGAGACGAAATGAGAGGTCAATCCATAAAGTTCAAGCTTATTTATCAAGGTGAAGAAGCTTTTGTAATGGACTCATTTTTACTGCATGCAAACCCAAGTGAATTAAGTTTATAATATGGCTTTGAAAATACAATACAGAAATAGACCTACTAACTCAAGGGAGTATAAGCTACAAAAAGGAGTAGACAGAATAGTACGTAATGATACTGATGGTTTGTTTTTTTACATAGTAACTTTCATAGGTAACTCTCTAGGTTTAAATAATTTCAATCTTGATGTATACCGAATAAAAGAAAAAAAGAGGGAATATATAACCACATTCCACTTAGGCGATGAAGGTAAACTTCCGATACTAATATCATCAGAAGTATCTTCGTTATCACTTCCCGATCCGGAAGAGGAATCACCTTACTCATATCATTATTCACAACATTATTTATAAAACAAAATGAATAAACTAACAGCTTTTTACGAAAAACTAGACAGCTTACTTGATGATGGTGTTGCTAAAAACTTCATCACACCAAGTAAACACAATGATCTATTAAGGGATTTGATAGATGCGGTAAAAGATCAAACATCTACATGGGTTTCAAAAACCATATCCTATGAAGATATCCAAATAAATAGTACGACAAATGAAGTTCAAGTACTAATAGGTGAGGATGGCTATGAGCAAAACGCATGCAGGATTGAAGTAACAACACCATTCGCAGGGTCAGGTATCTTATCATTAGATTTATCAGTAGGTGATTCAAGTGATAATGAAAAGTATGCTTATGATGTCGATTGCTTAGTATTAAGCGATGAAAGATACACGATACCATCAAAATCAGATGGAGCTATCAAAGCTTATTTCACAGGGTCGGGTTCAGACTTAAACTCTTTGACTCAAGGAGAATTAACTGTATATTTGAGAAAAGAACCATATAAATTATAAAAAATGAAAAATTTACTTCTACTACTATTTGTGAGTATTGGTTTCCTTAGCTTTTCACAACAAAGAATTAAAGCAAAGGATATTAGAGTAACCGATGAGATTAGAATCGGTAAAGATGCTGGTAATAATTCAGCCGCATTAGAAGTTAAAGACACTCTAAGGGGTGTTTTACTATCAAGGTTAACTCAACCTCAAATAACATCTATGCCCTCGTTAGACACCGGTCTTGTTATCTATAATAAAGACTCTTTGTATTTTCAGCAATACAATGGTGATAGTTGGGTTCCCATGGATAAGATTGATTCTTTAGGGATTACTAATTTTGGTTTTGTAGCTGGAAATCATACCGACTCTATGGATGTTGCTAGCTTTGGTTTTGTAGCCGGAAATCATACATTATACGATTTACAAAAAGTTTATTCAAACGGAAACCTAATCCAAGTATCACACCCTGATAGTGCTTTTGTGTTAGAATCAGAAACAGTTAGTGATTACGATTATTTATTTATAGGTAAAAGTAATAATAACGATTCCACAATACTTTTTAGACCTAGAGGTGACCTGGTATTAAACAGAGGATTAGCTATCGCAAAAGATAGTATCACAAATCATTCTTTAATAGATTTAGGCTCAGTATCAGATACGATAACAGGTATAAGATTTCAACCGTTAAACCAAACTCAGATAGATGCTTTAACTTTAACACCTTCTGACTCAGCATGGATGGTTTACAATCGTACTGATTCAGCCTTTCAGTATTATGATGGCGATACATGGGAGTCTTTCGGTGGTGGTGCTAATTTATACACTACTGACGGTACTTTATCAGGTGCAAGGACTGTTGATTTAGGCTCTAATGACTTGACTTTTAAAAGCAACACAGGGACTGAATTTATTTTATACCGCTCCGCTTCGGGCAATGGTTTTGGTCTATCCACTTCTTATTATTTGGATAATGCATCTTCAAATAAAACATTATACAACAGAATTAGTTCTGTTATAACTGACAACACGGATAGTTCAGAAGAATCTGAGCTCACCCTAAGCTCTGCTAAAAATGGAACTTTAGGAGTTGGACTAAAAGTAAAAAAAGACGGGATTATAGGTGCTAACAACGCTGATTTAGATGTATATAGAGATTCTCAAGTTGGAGGGTGTAAAATAAATATAAAATTAAACAATAGTAATGGAAATGCTATTAATTATGGTCAGATAGGGGCAAATGTTTCGTCTAATTCACCAGGCAATGAATCGGGAGGGCTGTATTTCAACACAATAAATGGAGGTACTAGTTCTATAGTAGCACAAATAAATAAAGACGGCAATTTTTCTATCGGCTCTTCGTATTCAGCTTCGGGTTATAGCCCTAGAGTTTATATAGTAGGTAGAGGGGCAACAAGTGCCACTACTGCTTTAGAAATAGAGAATAGTAATGGTGATAACGCTTTAACAATAACAGACGACCTTACCTCAAAGTTTGGAGGGCAACTAGAACTTTCCTCAACCGATGCAGGTGCTTTACTAAACCGAGTTACAACCGCTCAAATGAACGCTATAAGCACACCTAAAGATAATGAGTTAGTGCTTAACACCGATTTAGAAGGATTGTATAGATATGACGGTGCTAACTGGACGGCTTTATCGGCTGGTTATGGCGTGATAGGTGTTATAACTGATTCGGATAATGGTGTACCAACTTTTTACGCTGATTTACAAAGTGCTGTTAATTCAACTTTTTCGGTAGGTCTAAAAAGCACAATTACTCTTTATTCCAATGTAGAAGTGACATCAGTTATAACTCTATCCAACAACACTAATGATAGCGAGTCTTTAACTTTAAATTTAAATGGATTTGAAATTGTAAATAATCAAGCTGACGCGAGTGGATTGTTGGTTATAGGTGGTAATTGCGCTAACCTTAATCTTAAAGTCATTAATGGCAAATTAACTAGGAATAACGCTACAGGTGGGTACGCTATAGATATAAATAGCAATAAAAAATCCGTTACATTTAGCAACATAATAGCTTACTCTGATTCAGATAGAACTCTTAATATTAGTAATTCAGGTTATATACTTGACTTAGGTTATTCTTTTTTTGAAAATTCTGGAGGTACATATACTATATTTAATACAGGTTCTACAGGAAGGATTAAAAACTTTATTGCTACTGGTGACGCTAATATTACCTACAGACAAGATGCAGGTCTTTTAGCTGAAAATTTTATGTGTATTAATACAGGAAGTGGCACTTCTTTAGCAACAAGAAGTACCGACATTTTGCAGAATTTTTATGCGTATTCAGATTCAGGTACAAGTATTGATTTTATCGGCACTGTAAATTGTGTAAATTTTTATGGTTATTCTGAAAGTGGACGAGTTATTGATGGTACAAGTAGTTCTTACATTATTAAAGACTTTCACTTAGAAAATGGAAATTCAAGCACAGATTATGTATTATTCAGTAATGGCGGAGGTACAAGAGAACACATAGGCGGTTCAATCATTAACAATGGGACACAGCACGGTGTTTTTGCGAGTAGTGGGACTATAATGAAGTATGTTGATATAAAACAAAACAATTCTAACTATTGTATAGTTACAAGAACTGGCACTCTTGATTATTACCTTTATTGCAACTTAGTTAATGATGGAGGTTCAGCACTAAATGATAATCAACAGTCATTTTCTAAGTGGAAATTTTGCAATTTCAAGTCGAACCTAGACACTACCTCTGGTCACGCTGTAGTTCTAACAAGTAGTTCATTTACTTTTGAACATTGCTCATTTGAAGTTGTAAACGCTGGGGCAAATTGCATTAGCGGTGGTGTTGGTGATACAACAACTGTTGTTAATTCAACATATTCAGGTGCAACAACTCCAATTAATGCTAATGTAATAATCAACTCTTCAACTGATGAGGGCAATGGAAACAGAAGCTATTAATAACTTTTAATCTTAAACTTTTAAACTTTAAAAAATGAAAAATCTATTTATTTTAATTTTAATCACACTAGCCTTAACGGCAAAGGCTCAAGACATTTCAACCGATTGGACGATTGAAAACGGTGTTGATTCGGTTACAATGCTTAATAAGCGTTATGTAGTTGATGCTTACACGATTCAAGTATTAAGACCTAACAACCAACATCCAAAAATTACAGTACATTTGAGAGAGCAAATATACACGCCAAATGGGGCTGTTGTTGAAGATGAAACGGCTGGTTATCAAGTTGTAAAGGGTAAGGCTAGAACACACTACGACGGAACCTTAATGCCTAAGTTAGATTCTCTAGGACAAGTTGTTTATACCACTGATTCACTAGGTAATCAGGTGCCAGTATTAGGACGCTATGACTCTTATGAACGTGTTATATACTCGCTTGAAAACGGCTTATTCACAAAGCAAGTTGCGATACAAGGAATTAAGGAATACTACAAAATTGAGTAATGAATAATTCAAGAGAAGAAATAATAAGAGTCATGGAGGCTTCAATCGAAGCAAAATGTATAACAGAGGATATAGCTGTAGAAATAAGGGCAGCTCACTATGATCCTAACTTTGATATTATTCATGATTCTGATGGTTCTACTCACAATAATTACGCATGGCCTAACGATAGGCACCCTGTATTAGTTTGGCACGATTGGAAAATGAGTCAACTAAAAAAAGAAGTAGGACAAAAACCTAAGTTCAAAAACTTAAAATCCTTTATCCCTGAAAGGATCAATTACCTAAGACGTAAGTTTGCTTTCGTTAGAGATACTAACCTTCAGTTAAAGAAGATGATGGAAGCTTACAAACCTATACCTGAGACATACGTTTCAGACCTTGAGAGACACTATTTATCAGTATTCTATAAGGCTACCATATCTAAGTTTCTTTTCGGTAGGTAGTAAAAAAATAAATAATAGGCCTTGCTTTTAACAAAGTAAGGCTTATATTTATCCCCATAAATAAAAACAATGGGGTTTAATTGTACTGGTTGCGGAATTTGTTGTACTAAAGTAAAATCTTTACTAGACTCTATAGATACTGGTAGGCTAGATAAAGGAAGCAACATTGAAGCTAAAAAATTCCCTTACAAAGCAAAGAAAGACGGTTCGTGCGAAATGTTCGAAGACAATAAATGTAAAGTTTATCATAACCGTCCTAACATTTGTAACGTAGAAACCATGTATAAAAAATACCATATCAATGAAATGAGTAAGGAAGAGTATTTTAAAAAATCAAATAAAAGCTGTAACTTTCTGATGAAGTTACACAACGTTCCTGAAAAATTTCACATAAAAGACTTATAACATGGCGATACCATCAGCTTTAATAGCAGCAATACCAGCAATAGCTCAAGGGGTTACAGGAGTTTACCAAACTGTAAAGGGAAACCAACTAGAGAAACAAGCGGGAGAAAGACCTGAATACGAGATACCCGAAGAAGTTTTACAAGCTTTAGAGGCTACTAGAACTAGAGCAAACCAAACAAGGTTACCAGGACAGAGTGCTATCGAATCTCAAATAAAAGCATCCACAGCATCCACAGCTGGAAGGATGAGTGAAGCAGCTGGATCATCATCCGAACTATTAGGTGCTTTAGCTCAAGCCGGATTAGGCGAGCAACAAAACATGATGAACTTAGGGATTAAATCAGCACAGCTTCAAGACCAAAGACAAGCTGAACTTATTGACTTCCTTAAAAAAATGGGATCATATAGAGATAAGGAATTTCAAGCTAATGAAATGAATCCATGGCAAGAAGCTATGGCAGCTTCAAGTGCTATGAAAGGTTCGGGTATGCAAAACATATTTGCAGGAGTTAGTGATGTAGCTGGTATAGGTTTGAATCAAGTAACAAACGATCAAATTGAAAAGATATTAGGTTTGTTAGGTGGATCCAATTCGCAAGCTAATACCGGTGGTGTTGACTTAGGTTCTGACTTAGGTGTTGAAAAAGACCCAAGTATGACAAACAACCCTTTTAACACAACTTTAAATTCGGGTAACGTTACAGATGTTGATGCTTTTAAAAATGAATTTACTCAATTAGAAAGGTTCTTAAATTTATCTTCTTTTAACCAAAACAACAAATAATAAATGAATCCATTATCAGTATCATACAAAGGGACAGAGGGTAGCGGTGAAGCTCAGATGTTTGGTAAAAGTAGCTTTGATCCTGTTAAAGATTCAGGTAAAGCTTTAGATAAAGTTACCTCAGCTAAATTAAAACAACGAGAAAGACTAGAAACTAAATTCGGTGAACTAGCTGATATCAATTTAGAAGGTATTGACATTGATATCGAGAGAGAGTTTCAGAATGATAAGAAAATGCTTTTAAACAAAGTATCTTCACTTTACAAGGACGGTATAGACCCTTTTAATCCTATGAATGAGGACGCTTACTTCGAAGTAAGGAATCTTAAAAGTGGGCTTGAGAAAAAAGTAAACATCTCAAAGAATCAAGAAAAGATTAATCAGTCTTTCTTAGAGGTTATGAGGTCTGATGACTTTACTAAAAAATACGATGCTGAACAAACCATAGATAACTACAAGAATTGGAGACAAGCAAGCGTGACAGAGAGAGCTAAAATGAATCCTAGTGATGTATTGGTTCAAACTCCGGAATCCTTTGATGTGAATACTTATATTAAAGACAACTTCAAGCTTCTTGAGGAATTAGAGTCTTCAGGAACCGTATCTGAAATTAACGATGAAGGTATAACAATCAAGAAATCATGGAACAGTAGAACACCGGATGCTTTGATTGCAGCTTCTAAATCCTTTATCGATGGTAGTGATAAGTTAAGAGATGCCGTTAAAGCTGATTTCGATAAATTAAGTGCTACAGAAAGAGGTAAGTATAACGGTTTATCTGATTACTTCTATCAAAACCACATGAAGCAATACGTTAAAAGTGATTTCAAGAATGAGCAATCTAAAAAAGGTGGTGGATCAGGTGGTTACGGTGGTTCTAAAATAACTGAGAACTTCTTAGACACTAGAGTTAAAAACATAACCTCTATTATTAAAGCTTTTGAAAACAATAGTAACGGATTTGGTAACCCTTCAAAAGAAGCTTTACAACTATTACCAGCTTTAACAGAAGGTAATGATTCTATTGTTGATGCTAGTTACGATTACCTAACAGGAGACCACAGTAAACCTGTGTTAATCATTAAGAAGAGAGGTTCAAAAATGATTGAAGATGCTGAAGGTAATGAGTCTAGAGAGATAATGACTATTACGGTACCTTTATCAGACCCAGGAGCCTTCGTGCAGTTAAACGAATTGTTTAACGAGAATAATGATGGTGTTAGCAATGTTGTACCTTTAGAGCTATTACAACAATACACGAAAGAAAAAGGTTATGAAACAGACTTCTCTAATCTTTATGATCCTGTGAACTCAATAAAAAGACTTTCAGATGGGATTAAAGAAACAACGAAGCAAACCGGAGAAAAAAAGAAAACAGATAACAAAGAAACAAACATTAAATTAACTGAAGGTAGTCCTTTATAAAAAAAACAATATGCCAGGTACTAAAGATTTAATAAAAGATTTTTACGCAAAATACGACCCTGAAGCTTACTCAGAAGAAAAGGTAAAGCAAGTAGAAGATTTTTACAAAGGCGATACTGATAAGTTAATAAAAGACTTCTATGCAAAGTATGACCCTGAATCTTACTCAGAAGAAAAGGTGAGTAAAGTATCTGAATTTTATGGTTTAAAAAAAAAAGAAGTTTCAGATACAGAATTGGATCCGCAATCGAAAGAATCGGATCAGCAATCGAAAAAGCCGGAAGAAGAATCAAAGAGGTACACTGAGGACGGTAAGGAAATATTATCATCTTCTGACGACTTAACACCTGAACAGGTAGATGAACTATTTACTGAAAGAAAGGAAGGCGAAGAGTTGTCTTTCAAAATCGAAGGTAGTGAACCTCAAAAGGTTCAAATGGTTGATGAATACGGAAGATTTGTAGAACCATACAAGGAACCTGAAAAAGATAAAGGCTTAGAGGCTTATGCTAAAGCTAACGGTTTAGAAGAAAAGCTGCAAGCTAAACTATCTCAAGATAAGCTAAAGCAAGGTAACTACAATGACGGTGATCTGTTTACTATAAAGAATCAACAGTATAAAGAGAATCTAGAGAAAAACAAACCTGAAATCAATCAACTTGATTTTGAAATCCAAGAGTTAGACAAACAGAAAGCTGAACTAGCTGCTGAATATGGTTCTTTAGATAAAGCTCCAAGTGAAGTTGTTGAAAGAATAAACAACAGCCAAGCCCAGTTAAAACAAGACAAGGAATCTATAGCTGGTAAAGCACCATCTGAAGAGCTTGTTGAAAAAATAGTTGAAGTTGATTTATTTGAGACTCAATGGGATGAATGGAGTGATTTATTTAGTGACCCATTAATGGTAGATAGTGATGCTGGTGAGAACGTTGAAAGGTCTTACTACATGAATCAGCAAAAAGAACTTCTTAAAAATTGGCTTGAAAGCAATCCTCAAGAAGCTAACAAGCTTATTCAGATGACTGAAAAGGGAATGACTCTAACCAGCAACCAACAGTATGACTTAGTTATGAAAGCTAATTCATCAATGATTGAAGACGCTAGCTCTAAAATGAAAGACATGGAGCCGGAAGTGGAGTCATACTTATCTGACGTAAAAAAACTAAAGGAAGAGTATCAGTTAGAGATGAATGGTTTGAAAAATAACCACCCTGAGATATACAAGCTTGTAAACCAACAGGAGCTTACTGAGCAAGATAGGTTAGCTTTACAGCAAAAGGGAGGCCGTGATTACGTAACCAAACATACAACCCCTTTAAAATCATCTATAGATAGATTAAAGAAAAAGCAAGAAGATCAAGAAGGTATTGAAGAATACCAAAAACTTGCTTTAAAAAGAAAGGAGTATGCTCAAAACCTTAATGTTTTAATAGGTGGTGATAAAGAGAAGTTAGACGATATGAAGTTAGCTTTTAAATCAAAGCTAGAAGCTATCGAAGAAGAAAAGGAGTTGAAAAAAGAACTCCAAGAATCACCTGTAAAACAAATGTTTGACGAAACAACTAAGGCAATATATAATTCTGCGGTTGATTTTTATGGTGGGTCAGTTGATTTAGGTTATATGCTTTATGATAAAGCAGCTAGAGCCACCTATAAAGATGATGATGAGTACACGTATGCTGATAAGATGTTTTCCCAAATAAAAGATTATGAAGAAAACGTTATAAAGTTCAGGGAAGCTGAGATGGGTGCTTTAATTGAAGACGGTGAGCTTAACGAGTTAGCAGTACTACCTACTTTAGCTAGAACAATAACAGACATGATACTGTTAACAAAAGGAGGCAAAGCTGTAAGTGGAACCCCTGGTTTAACGTTAAAGAACGCTGTTAAAAATTCTGAACTTATAACAAGATCAATGGTGGCTTCAGCTGATGATTATTACGAGGAAGCTTTAAGATCAGGTTTAGATCAGAGTGATGCTGTAAATCACGCATTAAGAGCATCTATAACCACAAGTATGCTTGAGTTAGTAAGCCCAGGAGAAACCTTGTTTAAGAAAGGATTGAGGGATGCTAGCTTGATATCTTTAGTTAAAAACTCTAGTAAGCAGGGTATAAGAAAAGAGTTTGCTAAAAACATGGGAAGGGAACTGTTACAGGAAAACCTTCAGGAAGCATTACAGTTAGGTGGTGATAAGCTTAACAACTTAATCACTAACTATATATCGGATCAAGGAGGTTTAGAGACAGCTGTATCATCAGACGAGATATTAGAAACAGTATTACTTACATCTTTAACAGTTGGAGCCATAGGAGGGTTTAACAAGATGACAGGAGGTAATAAAACCCAGGTTGTAAACTCATCTATTTACGAACTAGCTAAAAACAAGGAGGGTGCTAACAGAGTGATCCAAGAGTTGTCCGACAATAAAACATTAACACCATCTCAAGCTGAATCTTTATTGAAGAACATCGATATAATGGAACAATCCATTAATGAGGTAGTTGAGAACACAGGAGAAGGCGTTTTAGTAGGTAAAGCTTCAATCCTTAATTATCAGATAAAAGAGCTTTTAGAGAAGCGGAAATCAATAAAATCTGAAGGGTTGCTTAAATCTAATGCTGAAAAAGTAAGAAACCTACAAACACAATTGGATGCTGTATTAAATTTAGATAAAGCAGTAAAGGATTCTCAAAAACAAAGTAAACCTGAGAAAACAGTAATACCTTCAGATTCCTTAAAGGAAACTCAAGAGTTTGCTAGAGATGAACAAGTAGATATAGTTTACAAGGATGCTAACCTTGTGCCTGAAAGATTAAGGGAGTTATCAAAGAATGAGACAACTAATGAAGACGGTGGTGTTACACTATCGTTTGATGGTGGTACTTTAATTGATAATAACTTAGGTAAAGAAAAGAAACAGGCACCTGAGAAAACTGAAGAAACCACACAGGAAGCTACTGAAGTAACAGAGAATGAAGTAACAGAAGAACAAACTCAACAAACTACTGAGCAAGCAACAGAAGAGGTTACAGAGGTAGAAGAGGCGAGTGAAACTTCTGATATACTTAATGCTGAAAATTTAGAAACTGAAAAAGGTGTTGAACTAGTAAGTGTTGATAATGATAAAGTCACACTAAAGCTTGATGCTTTAGTTTCAATACCTGAAGATATTAAAGTAACTAAATCAGAAGAGAGTCAAGGTTTATTCAAGAAAAGCAAAACATTTAATACTATCACAGTTAGTAAAAATGATGCTATAGAATTAGGTTACATAAAAAACAAACCTGAAAATATAGATAAAGAACTTGAAGCTAAAGAACAAGTAGATAACCAAACCACTGAAGAAACCACAACCCCAAAAGAAGAAGTTTCCGATCAAACTACAACGCAAGATAACATACCGGAACAGGTTACAGAATTAAAATCTGACGATCAAATCACTTATGATGAAGATGGTGAGAGTAATGCTTTCACGGTTAAAACATCTGACTTAAATGTAGATCCTGATAGACTACAATACAAAGTTGAAGGTATAGGTAAGGACGGAACTACTGACGCTTTAAAAACAACCAAGAAGTTTAACAAGGTTGCCGCAGGAATACTAACAGTATGGATAGACCCTAAAGACGGTAAGAAATATGTGGTTAATGGCCACCATAGATTTGGATTAGCTAAAAGAAACAATGTAGATAATTTATTAGTTAGATTCATTAAAGCTGATACAGCCGAACAAGCAAGATCATTAGGTGCTTTACAAAACATGATGGAAGGTAAAGGTACTGAGATTGATGCAGCTAAGTTTATTAGAGATTCCGGAACCACAATAGATGAAATCGCTGAACAAGGTGTAACTTTATCTGATGCTAAAATAGACAAAGCAGTAAAACTATCTAACCTAACTAAAGAACTGTTTGACTTAGTTGTTAAAGGTAGTTTAAGCGTTAATAAAGCTGCCATGATAGGTGAGCTTGATCCTAAGATTCAGGAGGACATTTACAGGACTGTAGGTAACTTCTCAGATAAAGTTGTTAGAGAAGTTGTCAATACAGCTAAGAAAGCTAAAGTAGAAACAACAACCCAGCAAGATTTATTCGGAACCACTGAAGAATCAAAGTCTAAAGCCATGGAGGTTTTTAAACTTAGATCTGATATTAAAACAAAAATCAGAGGTGATAAGAAAGCTTTAAGTAACGCTGTTAAGAATAAAGAAAGATTAGAGCAGGCCGGAAACAAGATTGATGTTGAGGGTAGTTTAGACATGAACAAGGATGCTAACATCCAGGATTCTCTATTTGATAAATTCTCAGACAGAAAAGAATTAACAGACATACTTAACGAGGGTGTTGAGAGATTAGAACAAGCAAAAAATAATAAAGAAAAATCAAAAATCAAGGAAGAGACTTATGAAAAATACAAGCAAGAACTCCAAAACCAAATCGACAACGCTTTACAAACGGGCAAAAAAGCTAGTGGAAAAGGAAAAAGCGTGGAAACAAAGTCAGAAGAAAAAAACAAAGTAAAACAATTCGTTAAAGATCAATCAGGGAAAACAATAACTGATGCTGAAGCTGAATACTTAGTAGAGGAAGGTTACACTAAAGACACCTATGAAGAGCAATTGTTTAAGGCTGGAAGAGAACTAAGACAATCACTAAGGTCTTCAATGAATAACATGTCAATCAATCCGGTTAATCCTGAAGTATTATCTAAGCTTGCTAAATACATTAGAGCATGGAGCTTAAAGAATGGAGCCAACTTTAAAGCATTCTTAGCTGACATGAAATACAATGCAGCACCATGGCTTAGAGCTTTATTTAAAAGAGCAGCTGTAGCACCAATTAACGGTATAAAGTATGTAGCAGCTAAAGCAAGAGGTAAGGAATACAAACCAATGTCTTTTGATTCATCTTTAGTTAAAGCTGGTATTAATAACTTCTCAGGTTCCGGTGCTCTAGATTACTATAAAGCCTATCTAAGTGAGATAAGTGGTTACAAAAACCATGAGGACTTGTTAGCTAGGATAAATAATACGCTTGCTTTAAACTTAGTAGCCCAACAAAGCACAGTAAACAAAAGTGAGATTGATTCTTTGATTGAAGCTAAGGAAAACTTATTGAACCTTAAAAAGGAAATCAATAAAGCTATCCAAAAGGAAAAGCAAATGGGGATTGGCCAGGAATCTGATAAGCTTTTATTTGAAGAAGAATCAATCATTAAGAAACTGATCGAAGGTGAGATTACAGAAGTATCACAATTAGATAACTCGGTATGGAAGCTACATAATGAAACTTTAAGAGAGGTATTTATCAAAAAGATTGTTGATAGGAGAGATCCATTATCAAGAGTATTAAACACAATTGAGAAATGGCACGGTAAAAAACTACCTTTCCATTCAAGAGTTGATGCTTTGTTTGATATTCAGGAAGGTAAAGTTGTAGCTAAAACCAATGAAGCTATGGAGTGGTTAGTTGGTAGAAGGACGGGGTTACTAGGTAACAAAAGTATAACTAAGGAGTCATTCGCTTACAAATTGAAAAAGGATTTAGGAATGACCTTAGAGGACTTCTCTAAATGGATGCTTGTTAATCATGTACCTGAAAGGAATCAGCGTTTAGAAGCTTTAGCTGAAGAAAGATTTGCTCAAGAAATTGAAGAACTTGATGCTAAATTAAATTCAGGTGAGATTGATGCTTCAAACCATAGAGTTCAGTTAGATGACATGCAAAAAAGACATGACAGAGAAAGATTGATTACTAACACCGGTATGACTACTAGTGATGCCGAGTTTGCTAAGAGAAAGATTGAAGAGAAGTACGATAGAGATAAACTTGTAGATTTCTACAAGGAATATAAAGAAAACATAATCGATAAACAGATTAATGTTTTACGGGATGCTGGAATGCTAAGTAAAGAGCAAGCTGACAATCTTAAAAAAGGTAAAGGTAAAGGAGTTGACTTCCAGTTTTACGTACCAATGAAAGTGTTAGGTTCAGTAGTTCAGGATGCTGTTGATTTTAATGCTAAATACAGACCTAATAGAGTTCAAAGTAAATCATCTATAAAATCAATAAGTGTTGATGCTAAATCAGGTAAGTTTTCTTTGGATGAAAGAAACAGCCCTATCGCTCAAGGTTTGTTTGACTTGGCTGAGGCTTATAAGTCAGCAGCAATCAATGAGAACATTAAGCAGTTATCTAGTATAATCACTCAATTTCCTAACAAGGATGTTTGGTCTACAACGAACAGTCCGGAAATAGCGGATGCTTCAGGAGGAACCAAGATTCCATTTAAGTATATAGGTAAGGATGGTAATGTTGTCACTAAGTATGTGATGTTGAAAGATGAGAGGCTTGAGAAAGTTTTCATGATAAGTTCACCACAAGATAAGCTTACCAAAGCCCTTAAAAACTTACTAGGTGCATTCAATAAGTTCAGTAGAGCTATGTATACTACATTGAATGTATCATTCGGTATTCCTAACGCATTCAGAGATATTCAGGATGCCTTGTTTAACTTATCCGGATATGAAGACCCTAAGCTTAGAAGAAAGTTCATGAAAAACCTTGCTTCATCTTATAAGGGTGTTTTAATGGGGGAGAAAGGGTTTACTGATAAAGGTATGGCTAAACTATATCAAGAGATGATTGATAACGGTGGTACTGTATCATGGGCTGATTTAAGTGGTGATCCCGATCAAACAATAAAAGACATCAACAAATCTTTACAGTCAGTAAGATTTGATGGCACTATTAAAGGAGGTGCAAGATATGGTGCTGAAGCTTTAGTGGCTCCAATAGCATTGTTTAACAACGTGCTTGAGCAAGCTACTAGGTTAGCTGTATACAAAACAGCTTTAGACTCAGGTAAATCTAAGGATGAAGCTGCGCACATGTCTAAGAATACTACTATCAACTTTTCTAAAAAAGGTGAATGGGGATCACTAATCAATACAGTATGGTTATTCTCTAACGCTGGTATTCAAGGTTTAAATAGAGTTGTTGAAACGCTAAATTCTAAAAGAGGTAGAAAAGCTGCCGCAACATTAGTAGGGTTGGGATTCTCTTATTCAGCTCTTATCCATTACTTATTGGATGATGATGAGGAAACAGAGAGATTACTAACCCAGTATGACTATAAGAATAATATAATCCTTCCTTTAGGTGAAGGTAGAGTGTTTACTATTCCTAAATCATACTCAGGTTTCAAGCTGTTTTTCAATTTAGGTGAATCTATATTTAAGAATGGTCTTAAAAGTGATTTATCAGCTGTTCCTGGTGATTTGTTAGGAGATCTTTACGATCAGATAAATATCATCGGTGGATCATCTGAAGCTACTACAGCTAAACTTATGCCTGAGATAGCTAAACCTTTAGTTGAAATCATATCTGATGGTAATAACTACTTTGGTAAGAAGTTTATTCCTCAGTATATGGAAAAGGATAATGTACCTAATAAAGACAAGTATTATAAATCAACAGGTAATACATTCTTAGGTGAAAAATCTATTGAATTTACAGACATGATTTATGATATTACTGAAGGTGGTGTTGATATAGCTCCGGAAGAGATGTCTCACTTTATTACTGGTTACATATACAAAGGTGCCTTAACTGATATAGGTAGGGTTAACGATGTAATAAAAAAGTTATCTAATGGTGAAACTGTTAAGGCTAAAGATGTACCTATAGCAAGAAGATTCTTTAAGGACTTATCTGAAGAAAAGCATTGGAGATCCTATAAGAAGTTTGACGAGATAGTTAAGGAAGGTATCAATGATGCTATGTCAGCTAGAGAGATAAAGATGCTTAATGATTTAAGGAAGGATGTTTTAAAGCTAAAATTAGAGTCTAACTACATTAAAACACTAGCTAAAAGAGGTTATAAAGATACCTACAAAAATCAGTTAAGAATATACACTGAATTTGAAGGTTGGACTAAAGAAGAGTTTAATAAATTTTGGCACGAATCGAAAAAATAAATTATAATTTAATCGATTTTTTAAGTAGCTTTATCGAATACACACGTTAAGCTCAACAAGAATACCGTAAATTATGAAAGACGAGATTTTAAAATACATATTCAGAGGAATTGAAATATTAGGGGGAATACTTTTATTAGTATTCTCCTTCTTAGGAAAAAACCTTTGGAGTGATTATAAAGATCTTAAAAAAGAAGTAGCTGATTTAAAACAAAAAGTTGATGATTTAGGTGATAATCAAGATAAGGCAGGAATCGTTATGACAGGTAGACATGAGCAACTTATAAACAGAATAAAGACTGTAGAGAACTACACTAAAAACAAGGTAGACAGAATTGAAGAACTTACTAATCTTAAATTCGAAGAGATACACAGGGATTTAGATTCGATAAAAGAAGGTCAAAAGGAAACAAATAGTTTACTAACTGAACTTTTAAAAAGATAGGTTTTATTGATTTTTATTATATTGCAATTAAATATTTAAAAATCAATTAACTGAAATGAGCAAGCAGAAATATTTCTTTGGTACAAGAAGTAAAAGGGTTAAAGAAACCCTTCATGAAGATCTCCAATTAATACTTGATTTAACAATCAATAGAACCTACACCGATGTAGGACTACACGAAGGAGCTAGAAGTATAGAAACCCAACGAAAATACTTTAAAGACGGTAAATCTAGGATCAACCCTGATATGTATGTTAGCAAACATGATTTATGTAAGCTAGCAAAACACATAGTTATACCAGGTGATACTTACTTTGGTAAATCAAGAGCTGTAGATTTGCACGTATCTGAAAGACATGGTGATACTAAGTTAACATGGGATAAAGCACACCTTTGTTATTTAGCTGGTGTTATCCAATCTTGTGCACAAGAGCTTTACGAAAAAGGATTAGTATCACATCTAGTTAGATGGGGTGGTGATTGGAATATGAATGGAATTATCTCACTAGATCAATCACTTGATGATTTAGTACATTTTGAATTATACATACCTTAAAAAAATTATCATGGCAAAAAAGAAACAAGAAGAAGAAGTTAAAGGGGAAGAACCTCAAAAACAAGTTGAACAAGAAGCTAAAGTTGAAAAGAAAGTAGCTGAACTTACTTTTGAAGAAGTGTTACCTTTCTTAAAAGAAGGTAAGACAATAAGAAGAAAAGCTTGGGGATTAGCCTATAGGTTAAGACTACAAAAAAACTTTGGTATCAGAGCGTATAAAGCTGGTTATGGTATCGATCCTAAAACAGGTAAGAGAAGAACAATCGAAAGTGAGTTCACGGTACCTTACTGTGTAGCTAAAAGCTTTGATGCTGAAAACAGATTATCCTGGTCTCCATCACTAAAAGACATCCTTGCTGAAGATTGGCTTGTTGTACTTGAGGATGAGATAGCTAAAGAAGCTAAAGGAAAAACTAAGAAATAAAACATTATGTCGAAAGTAGATTTTAAAGATTCGAAATTCGGTAAATTCTTAGATAAAGCTAAAGACTTAGTTTCGGATAAAGCTCCGGAACTAGGTAATGCTTTATTTCAAGTAGCTACCGGAAACCCAGCTCAAGGTATTCAAACAGCTATTGAAGCATTAAGAGGTTCTGAATCCGAGGATGCAGACAAGCTAGCCCTTAATTTAGAGCTTCAGAAGGAGGTTTTCCTAGCTGAGCTAAGAGATATACAAAACGCTAGAGAAATGCAAGTAGCAGCCTTAAATCAAGATGATAACTTCTCAAAGAGGTTTATATACATCTTTGCTATAGTTGTATTTGGATTCTCAGCACTTGTTGTCTTACTTTTGTTCTTCATTAATATCCCTGATGATAATAAGCAAGTCATCAACATGACACTAGGTGTTATTGTTGGTACTGGTCTTGCTTCAATTATCAACTTCTTTTTTGGATCATCTCAAGGAAGCAAGGACAAGGAGAAGAAAATCACGAACCTAACTAAATAAGCAAAGCCGTTCTTTTCAATTTTCTCGTAATTAGGTTAGATTAATTAACGATTAAACCACTACAATTTTACGTAGTGGTTTTTTTATTTAAAATTTTTCTTTATATTTGAAAACAAGTTAATGATTATGAGAATAACTGTTACGGTATGCCAAAACCTAAATAGGCTTAGGGATCATATTACTGAACCCCTAAAAGTGAAACTTAAAACTTGGAAAGCTAAAAATGTTGATCCGTATACCGGTAAACAATATGAGCTATCTAAAAAGAATCTAGCGCAGTACAAACAGAATGTTAGTACGGTAAAAACTAAACAAGGTGATATTGAGTTTTTAGAAAGCTTATCTGATAACGTACATAAACTTGTTGGTGATTACGAAAGAATCAATAACAGGTTAAATGATTATCAGGGAAACTACATTCATAAGAAGGTGGTTGAAGACTTCATTAATATTTTAGATAAGTACAAGATAGTGGATCTTCAGATGAACATACCTGAAGATGGATTAAGACGTGCACAAAATAAGATACTATTGAAGGAGGTAAAAAAACTAGTATCACAATTGGAAAAATAACACCGTAATAAGTTCCGTTTTAATGGAATCTTATGGAGTGTTGAAGAGTGTTGCGAAGCTAATTATTTAAGAAAAAAAGTAAACAAGTAAAATAAGAGTAAATATGTTTGACAATTGCGTAAGATTTGAAATACCAACCCACTCAAAGGATTGGTATAAATTCCGAACTATTGGTATCGAAGAATACCCTGGTGGAATCGGAGGTAGTGAAACTGGGAAGATACTAGGCTTAGACGAATACCGGCCTGTACTAGCTGAAGTGTTTCATCACAAAGTAGGTAGTGAACAGATAAACAAGTTTGACAACTTACCTATGTGTATGGGTAGGATATTAGAACCTACAGTAATGCACTTTTGGCAATGTTACAACGGTGATAACGAAGAGATGATAGACACCTATGAACAATGGAAAAAAACAAAAGATGATAGCTTACTTGTAAGAAGAGCTAAGAACGTTGATTGTTATTTGGTTAACCCTAAGTTCCCTTGGTTATTTACATCGCTTGATTTCGCTATCGATAAAGGTCAGCCAAACTTAATTACAGGTGAGATACTAGAGGAAGAATGTCCTTTAGAGATCAAAACCATATCACCAATGGCAGCGAAAAGATGGGATGATGGTATACCTCCAAAGTATGCGGTACAAGTAAACCAACAAATGATAGTTACGGAAACAAACTATGCTGAGATTGCTGTACTTGTTGGTAGTAATGATTTCAAAGTATATAAATTCGAAAGAGACGAAGAGCTTTGTGAAAGAATCCTTCAGGAAACAAAAGACTTTTGGTTTGGTAAAGTATTACCAGGTAGGAAACATTTAAAGTATCGTGATGCAGCTTTATCTAAAAACAAGATGGATATCTATGAAAAGTTTGAAGGTAAGATACAGCATTTAGAACCGGAACCGGATACAACTAAAGCATGGCAAAATTACCTCAATGAAAAACACAAGGTTGAAAGAGAATTTGTGGAAGGATCTAAGTTTGATTTACGTAACGCTAAAAAATACAAATCAGTTGATAGTGTTATAAAAGCTTTGGAGAAAAGAAAACAGATGTATAAAAACTACCTTCTTGATTCTATTGTAGAGAATAAAGTGGAAGAATTGGATTTATTAAAGCATGGTAAAGTAACATACACAGGTACTAAATCTAAAAGGTTAAATATTTCTATTAAAAAGCCGGATAAAAAACACGTAGAGGTTGAGGTTTCTAAAATAAAAGATTATCTTTATGATGAAGAGTAAGTTAAAGGATCAGTTAATAGTTACCTTCGAGAAGTATGACAATGATGAAGAGAAGTCATACTTAGCTAAGGGTTTTATATTAACACACGGTACAAAAGTTGTTTTAACACCTGAAGGAAATCATATACCGGTAACAGTTATTTGGGTTTGTGATTTAGAGACTGGTGAGATTAACGCTTACTACCCTGAAGACTTAGTAATAGGGTTGAATGATAACGACTTGATGGATATATTATGATTGATTTACCACCTGTAGAAGAAATAGTGAAATCAGAGATACCGGATGAGGTGTTTCCATCAAGTGAAGAAATGTATTTTTATTGGTGGGCTTATGAGATGTATAAGCTTGGTTATATTAAGAAAATAGATTACCAACCAAAAGCTTATGATCTATCACCTAAAGTTGAGTATAAGACTTTAAAGAAGTTGAAAACCAAAACAAAAGTAATAGATACTCACTTACTTCATGCACATATTTATACTCCTGATTTTAAGATAACATGGACTCTTAAAGGGTATAACAAGGTTTACTGTGTGTTAGGTAGAGAGAAAGCTAATAAGGACGCTTACTTTAAAGCTAACATAGGTAAGGATGGTGAGATATTCTCAGTTATTGAAGTTAAAGGTAGCTTTGATCAAAATAACATGACAAGGCTTGCTAGTATTAATATCAAATGGGTTTATCAAATGTATGGTGAATACGTGCAAATAGTTGTACCAGCACCATCAGTAAGTAAAAAAGGTAAAGTAAAACCAACAAGTGCTTTATTTTATCAAACGTTTGTCCCACTTAGGTATTATTACACAGATAAGAAAACAGGATTTAGAAAGATAAGATTCACTAACAGAAAGTTAAACGAGTATTTACAATTAATTAATTAAATTTTTATTATGAGCTGGAAAGACAGACTACAAAATGCACAAGGCACAAAAGATGCTGCACCAAAGCTAGGTGTTATCATGCACCTAGAGATTAAGAAAAACGAAAACAGAGACAATGAACCTGGTTTCTCCTATTCTAAGAAGAATGAATCCACAGGTGATTGGGAAACTAAGTTTATCCATAAACCTATCTCAGGGATCTATTTAGGTCACTCTATGAGGTTAACTATTTTTGATGATGACTTAGGTAAGAGTGGTGGAACCTACAAGTCAGACTACTATTGGGATAGTAAAAACGTTAAGCTTTTCAATCCTATATCACGTAAAGTTGAAGTAAGTGGTGATATGGAAGAGATTAATAAGTTTGCTGCGAAATGCACAGGGAATCCTTCTAAAAAGCAAGTAATATTTTTACTTACTAAGCAAGGTATTATTACTGTAACTACAAACCTTTCAATTGCTATCGATCAGTTAGGTAACATCTCTAGAGATGATAAGGTTGGTAAATTATTAGTTTTATCACCTAGTATACTGAATGATGATTCAGCTGTATCGAATAAAGCAAAGGGTTACTTAGGTAAATTCATTAAGAAAAACCCACCTTTATTTGCTGATATTAAAACAGGTAGTGAGATTACTGATGAGGATGCAAACATATACCGTATTGAGCATTACATCGATGTATTTACTACATGGTTAGAATACAAGCAAGGTGTTAGAGAGACTCCTGGTGTTATCGATGGTGCAAACCCTAGTTCTTACAATCCTCATGAAATAAATAGACTTGATGATGATACTGATGCTGATAACGGAGAGCCTTTCACAAGTAAGCAAGCTCCGGCAGATGTGCCATCACCTGAAGAGGAAGAAGATGATTTACCATTCTAGAAATTAAAACAACCACCACAGGTATTTGTCTTACTTGCTTGTGGTGGTTAATAAAAAGTAAGACGATTACAAATTATTTAAGTATGATTGAAAATCAAATGAATGTGAATACGGTTAGTAATTTCACTCCGTTTTGGGAAAAGAGTATTGCTAATTTAGATTCAGCTAAGAAGTATGCTGAGTTAGTTTTAAAATCAAAATCAGTATCACCTACTTATTACGATACTCCGGAAGAGGTTTTATTTGCTATGCAATACG